AGCTTGGCGCGCCGAACAGCCATCGTGCCGCCAACGACCTCCGAGATCGCCACCGGCGATCCTGTCTGGTTGGCACCACCATAGCCGCCGTTGACGCTCACGTTCTTTCCGCCCAAGGTGAACCCCGATTCGGAGATCACGTCCTCAAAGCTGCTGTCTTCGACGTTGCCGTGGAAGTTGGCGGACTCCACGCCGGAGGCGATGTCGTTGCTGTAGCGGCCGCGGATCACCCGGATGTCTCGACTCGGGACGGCGCAGATGTTGTCCCTACCGCCGACGGTGATGCCGTGACGCCGCGCATACACCTCGGAGTCGATCACCCGGATGTGTTGGCAGTTACTCGCGACGATGCCGTAGTCATCCCCACCATCACCCTCGTTTCGACCAAACATCAGGGTCTGCTTGCCCAGCACGCAGCGGTCGAACTCGAACAGGCTATCGTTCGCATGGGTTCCCTTCATGCGCTCGAGCACCGGCGCGACGGACAGTGAGCACTTGATGAGGCCGACGGGTTGCGTGGCGCCAAGTACGGCGATGTTGACCATGCGAAAGCGAACCGAATTCATCCGATAGACGTCAACGTCGGCCGCGATGTAGGAGGCGTAGAGCGGTCGCGCAACCGTGACCGTATTGCCGGACACGTTGGTCACTTCGCACCATTCCCCCGCACGGTAGTACGGGCGCCCGGGGAAGTTTGACCAGCTGCCATTCGTCGGGTTGTAGATGCAAATCCAGTCCCCCTTCACCACGCCGGGGGCCGAGGTAAATGGGAGTGTCCGCGTGCCGGCCACAACATCCGAGTTGAGGTCGGGTATTTGCGTCAGGCTGCCAGAGTTCGAGATTCCAGCCGCTCCCGTGATTCCTCGCAAATCGAAAATCACGCCATCGCACGTCGCCTCGATGTCGAAATGCGTCGTGCCACTGTAGGCGGTGCTGAAGACGTAGACGCCCGGCTTGGAAACCGTCACGCGGCGCCCGTTTCCAACCGCATTGACGAGCGCTGGCCGGATGTCGTAGTTGCTCGTCCCATTCGCGATCGCCGCCCACTCCGACTGGGGCACCTTCTTGAGGAGGTCAACAGGAGCAAGATCAAGCGCATCACCGACCGTCATCGAAGCAGAGCCCGTCCCAGGTGCCTGCGTGCCGACCAGCAACGAGCCGGACGATGCCCCCAGATCAGCCCCGCTAACCCCTTGAATGAGGCGGAACTTCGCAACCTCGAACGAGCCGCTGGTCGTGAACGGAAGATAGGTGGCGATGGGGGCATAGGTCGATGTCGACACCCCATTGAAGTAGCTCACCGTCTGGTTCGGGGCGGTCATGCTCAGGCCGGCCGCATAAGGCACCGGCGGCTGGTAGCCAATGCTCCCGAGCACCACATCCGCTTGAGAGCGGATCTCAACGCGCTGCTGCGCCGCTTGCAGCGCTGTCGAAGCGATGATGGCGTCGCCCTCGGCCTGGATCACGTCCAGCCGCGCGTTCGCCTCGTCGGAGAAGTGCACCGAAATGTTGACGACCTCGTCGCGCGCCGCGAAGACTTCGTTCGACTGGATCGTCAGTTCCTGCAGCAGGTTCTTCGGATCGGTGTCGCTCGATGGAGGAACCTGCACCGCGCGACCAATGCTCTCTTCCAGTTGCTGAATCTGGATGGTGGTTCGATCCAGGGTGCGCTCGATCACGTCAGGATTGAATCGCCCCACGTTGGTGATGTCGGTCACCTGGTTGACGGGAGTCGCGCCGAGGATCACAAGCTTCCACCCCGTCGGCAACACGGGCGGGCCTGCGTAGATCACGCTGCCGCCGGGCGCCGAGTCCTGATCGGGATTGAGCGTGACGGTGTAGTCGGAATCGAGCGTCAACGTTGCCTCGACGCCGATCTGATCGGCGCGCACGACCTGGATCTCGGCTTTCGAGAACACCTTGAAGTCGAACGGGAAGCTGGTGGTGACGCCGTTCCCGTCGAATGGGCCGGCCTTTCGCGGCGTGGCGGAAACGGTCATCGTTTGGATTCCGGGCTGGGGGTTCCTGTGATCAGCCCGCGCGCGGTGTCGACAGGGCCGGTGGGCGCAATCCTGTCCTCGGCCATCCCGGCTATGTACCCCAAAGGCCTCGCAATGGCGGTTGCCGGCAGCCCAGTCGTCAGCGAGATCAGGGTCGCGGTGTCGCGCACCGCTGCACGCACACTGCCCTCCCCGATCGCGGCCTTGTAGATCTCCACCGGCGCCTTGACCGCGCTCTCGATCATCGAGACCGCCGGCGACGTGCTGATGCGGTCGTCGTAGGGCTTCTTGTTGAAGGTGTTGATCATGGCGTTGGCCGCCTGCCCCACGCCGGGGATCATCGCCAGGCCGGCCTTCACGTTGCCCATGAGCAGCACCGACGTGAGCCAGTCGTCCAGCGTGCTGCCGTCCTTGTCCTCGTCGTCGGGCCCGCCCTTGAAAGCCTGCGCGATCATCTCAGCCATCATGTTCGGCACCAGGAAGCCCAGCACGAAGATGTAGAGCCCGCGCCCCATACCGCGGCGCAGCCCGAGCTCGTGGAAGTTGCGCGAGAACTCGGTGCCCAGCAGGTTGGCCTGCATGTTGAAGTAGCCCGCGAACTGCGTGAACATGCGCACGAAGGCGTTGCCGGTCTCGATGCGCGAGACGTCCTCTGGCAGCGTCGAGCCCTGGGTCTGCCGGACCACCGAGTCAGCCAGGCGCACCGAGTCGGCCGAGCTGTGGCCCTGCTCGAGCGCCTGGTTGTAGGCGCCGTTCCAGACGATCGGGCCCATGAAGTTGTCGACCGCCGACTGCATGAAGTAGGCGTGCTTCGCGGTCCAGTTCTGGGCCTTCTCGTAGACGCTGGGGTTCAGCAGGATGTCGTTGATCGCGTCGTTCATCTGCGCGACCTCGTTGTCCATGCGCGTGGCCATGTACGTCGAGGCCTCGGCCACCGCGCGCGCGGTCTGGCGCGGCGCCATGATCGACTGCGCAAGCGCCTCGACAAGGTGGCGTGGGCGCACCTTCACGGCCGCGATGCTGAAGCCGGTGATCTGCTGCGCGGTGTTCGAGACGTTGGCGAACATGGCCGCGATGCCGGCGCGCTGGCGCGCCTTGCTAAAGAAGCGCAGCAGCCCGTTGTCGCCCGGCACCGCCTGCTCGACGGTCTGCCGCGCGGCGCGGTTCAGCCAAGGCGTGAGCAGGCCGTCGAAGGCCGTGGGGTCGATGCGGTGCAGCGGCTCGGCCACGTCCTTGTGGCCCAGCACGCGGCGCACGTCGCGCACCGGCTGCTCGAGGTGCGAGAACAGCAGCACCTTGTCGATGTGGGTCGACAGCGTGCGCAGGTCCAGCAGCAGCGGCCGGTTGTACTCCACGCGCGCCTTCGTGAAACCCTTGGCCGTCGACGGGAAGGCATAGGCCAGCGTCTGGTTCTCGCCCTCCTGCAGCGCGCGTGTGGCCGACTCGCGCACGACCTCGGCATCGGTCATGGCCGGCACGTAGCCGCCGCGGTAGGTGCCGAACTTGTTGCTGAAGCTGTTGGCCGTGACCTCGTCGAAGTACCGCCCGAACACGTCGCGGTGCGCGCGCTGCGCAAGCGCCTTGGTCTGCTCGAGCAGGTCCCAGACGCCCTGGGCGAAGTCGAAGTCGGCCTTGGTCAGCACGCCCTGGTCGATCATCCGGGCGACGAAGCCGTCCCAGCGCCGCGTATCGAGATCGCCCGTTACGTCGCTCTCGGTGGCCCAGCCGCGGCCCAGGAGCAGCTTGCGCTTGTTGCTCTCGTTGCCGGTGTGCAGGATCGCGTGCAGGATCTCGGCCTTGCCGCTGCCGCCGCGCGAGAACCCGAAGGTGTAGCCCAGCTCAGGCGCGGCGATGCGCGAGGGCGCCAGATCCACGGTCTGCAGCAGGTCTCGGTACTGGCGGATGAACCTCGCCTTGTCGGCCCGGTAGCGGTCTGCGGCCTCCTTCACCGGCTGCCAGATGTACTTCCGGAAAGGCCCCATCTCCTCGGTGCCGTCCTTCACTCCGACCCAGGACTCGACCCGGCGCAGCGCCGCGCGCGCGGTCTGCAGGCGCGTGAGGCGCCGTTCGGCATCCGTCACGGCCTGGCCCTCGCCGGCGACGCGCGCCGGCACGCCGATCTCGTGCAGCCGCGTGGACAGCTCCGCCTGAATCTGGGCGCGGTCGACCAGCTTGCCGTCGATCTCGACCTGGCGCGAGCGCCGCGCCATGTGCCACAGGCCGCGGATCTCCTCGGCCAGGCCACGGAACTCCTCGACCGTCATCTCGGACACCGGCTTGGCGCCGGCGGTCAGCGCGTCGATTTTGTCGCGCAGCACCTCGTACATGGCCGGGTCGTCGTTCGCCATCGTCTCGAGGTAGCGCTGGGCCGGATCGCCCTTCGTGCCGATCCCGTACTCAGCCAGGACAGCGCGCGCGGCCTGCACGGTGCCCACGTCGCGAGTCTCGCCGATCTTCTTGATCGGGCGGCCGATGATCTTCTTGAATAGCTCGTTGGCCGCGGCAATCTCGGCCTGCGCCTCGTAGGCCGCCTTGGCCGCGAAGTTGTTCACCAGCTGGTTGCGCTTGTGCATCGCGGCCTCGGCCGTGTCGCCCAGGGCCTTCACAGCGAGCCGCGCGCTGCGCGCCTCGGCCGCGGCGTACTGCTTCGGCCGCAGGTTCTTCAGCTTCACCCGCGCCACCACGCCCTGCGCGAACTCGCGCGCCGCGCGCGCCATCACGTCGACGGTGCCGCCGGTGTAGAGGCTGTCGCTGGTCTCGCGCACCTTCGTAGCCTTGGCCAGCGCCTTGAGTTCGGCCGCGATGACCCGGGCGCGCAGCTCGTTGTGCACGGCCTCGTCGGCCGCGCGCTCAAGCGCATCGCGGCTGGCGATATCGCCGTGCTGCTCAAGCATGCGCTGGTCGGTGATCTGGTCGATCAGCCGCGCTGGCGGCTCGGCGGCCGCGAGCGCCGCGATCAGCTCCTGCCCGCTCTCGTAGCCGAACAGGTCGGCCACGATGTCGGGGTGCAGGCCCTCGTTCTCGCTGGTCATGCGCCGGCGCGTCAGCGTCTCGGCCGAGAAGGCATCCATCTCCTTCACGATCGAGGTGCGCAGCCGGCCGGATTCCTGGGCGGTGTCGATAGCGCCGGCCTCGCGCGTTCCGGGCGCGACGCGGTCCTGCTTGCCGGTGAGGAACTGCCAGGCCTGGTAGAGCGGCTGGGCCATCACCTCGCGCTGCGCCTCGTTGCGGATCTCGAGGCGCATGGCCGCGACCTCCTGCTGACGGGCGCGCAGCGCGCGGTTGCGCGCGTTGCTCATCCACTTCATGTCCTTGAGCAGCCGGGCGTCGAGCTCGGCCGCGGCGTTGTCGGTGGCGTACTGGCCGAGCTGCTGGTATTCGGCGTACTCCTCGGGCGTCATGCCGGCTTGCTCGGGCGTCTGGAACAGCGGGCCCATCGCGCGCGCATCCTGCGCCTGCTGGATCGCCTCGTCGCTCGCCAGCATGCGGTTCATGACCGCACGCACATCGTCGGTCAGCGTCACCTGCAGGTTCGCCAGCGACTTGTAGACCGACACCAGCCAGGCGCGGAAACGCTGGAACAGCGGCGCCAGCTCCTGGCTCGGCGCCACGCCCTCCATGGTGTAGCGCTCGAAGCCGCGGGCGAACTGCTCGTGGTGCTGGCGCTTCTCGTCGAGCGGCATCGCCAACCACGTGGCGAGCGGCGACTGGTCGGGCGTGCCGGTGATGCCGAACCAGGCGAGCACCTGGTTCATGTCGTCGACGATCTGCTGCTCGCCGGGCAGGATGGCGTCGCTGTCGGCGATCCGGCCCTGAATGCGCGCGGCGAGGTCGGCCTGCACCTCCAGGAAGAAGTGGCCGGTCTCGTGGATGAAGGTCGAAAGGTCGGCCCCCTCGAGCAGCGCGATCACGCTGGGCGCCTGGGTGATGTCGGCGCCGAAGTTCAGTGCGCCGCGCGCGCGGGCCTGGCCGGTGGGCGCGGCCGCAGGTGCGGCTGCTGGCGCCGCGAACGCGCTCGGCTGCTGCGCCGTCGGCGCCGAGATCTCCACGCGCGTAGCGTTGTCCGGCGCCGTCGTGATCGGCAGCGTGCCCCAGCGCTGGCCGGCCGCGTCCTGCATCATGCCGCGCGTCACGGCCGTGATGCGATGCGGCGTGCCCTCGGCGTAGTAGGTCACCTCCTGCCCGGCGTCGAGCGCCTGCTGTACCTGGCTCGTCAATTGGTCGGCGAACGCCTCGAGGTCGCGCGCTCCGCTGGCGTCGGTCGGCATGGCCTGAAAGTCGGCCGCAGTGATGGTGCGCGCCACGGGCTGGGCGCCCTGGAACAGCGTGCGCAGCGCGCGCGTCGCGCTCTCCACCATGCCGCGCAGCCCGGTGGCCGGCGCAGGCTGCTCGGCGGCGCCCTGCTCGAGCCGCTGGCCGCCGACCACCTCCTGCGAGGTCACGCCCAGCCGGTAGTGCTGCATCAGCTCCTGCGGCGTCATGCCGGCGCGCTGCGCCTGCGTCGCGTAGAAGTTGCCCAGCAGCGTGGCGTAGGCCTTGTTGACCTCGGGCCGGAAGCGGCCGACCTGGTCGAGCGTCGCCTGGAACTGGGCGCGCAGCTCGTCGACCTGCTCCTGCAGCGCGGCGCGCTGGTCAGCGCGGCCCAGCTCCTGCTCGACCTCGGCGCGAATCTGGTCGCCCTGCTGCTCCAGGAAGGTCTTCGCCTCGGCGCGGCTCATGGCGTCGGGCGTGGCGCGCAGGTGGTCGACCAGCGTGGCACTGATCTCGCTGGGCGCGGCCAGCAGCTCAGACACGGGAATGCGCACGTCGGTGCCCGGCACGTAGTTCTCGGCCTGCATCTGGCCGGCCACGCTGGGCGCCAGAGCCTGCAGCTCGGCCATGGACACGCCGGACTGGTTCAAGCTGTTCGCCAGGGTCTGGGCATCGATGTACAGCTCGGCGGGCACCGTGCCGCCGTCGGCGATTTGCTCGACGAAGGCGCGGAAAGTCGCGGGGTCGCGCTCGCGCAGCTTGCTCGCCTCGGCCAACTGCAGCAGCTGCTCCGCGCGCGCCGCGTCCTGCTCGGCCGCCTGGGCTTTGCGATCGATGCCGGCAGCGGTATCGGCCACGCTCTGCAGCGCCTGCATGACGGTCACCTGGCCGCCGGCGCCAATGACCGTAGCGATCAGGGTCTGCGCCGCGGCACTGGGGCGGTCGGCCAGGTACGAGCTGAAAGGCTTGTTGGCGTTCTCGGGCAGCGCGGCCCACTCGTTCATATCCTGCAGCACGGTCGCGATCTGCTCGCCCGGGATCTCGGTCGCCAGGTTGTGCAGCAACGTCTTCCCGAAGCCAGCGCCCGACTTGAGATCGCGCAGCAGGACGTGCATCGGTAGCTTCTCGGTCGCGTACTCGATGACGGCCTGCGACGCGGCGAACGGCAGCGCCTGCGTCGGACTCAACCCCTGCTCCCGCGCCTGCTGGTACGACTGGCCGCCCTGGTTTGCGGCCATGTTCAGAAGGACTGGGCCCTGGCCGCCGGGGAGCGCCGCCAGCGGCAGCGTGAGCAGATTTCCAGCGAGCGACTGCACGCCGCTGGAAACAGCATTGCCGAAGGTGCTGGATCCGGCCGGGCTCAGCGCCTTGGCGCTGGCGTCGGATGCCGCGCCCATCGAGGCGAAGCCGGCCGCCACGCGGCGCAGCGGGTTCTCGGGCAGCACCGTTCCGGTCAACGGGTCCAGCACCGGCGCGAAAAGCTCGGCGCCGGCTTGGAACACGCCGGCTGCGCCGCGGTTCGCGCGCTGCACGCCAGCTCCAAGGTCACGCAGTAGGCCGCCTCGGTCGCCGGCGCTGGCGATGTACTTGGCCGTCTCGGCCATCGCGTTCACCACCGTCTCCATCCCCGAGAGGTTGGCGACGTCGTCATGCGCGATCGCCGCGTTCACCGGGTTCATCAGGAATCCGGCAGTGCCAGGGTTCATGCGCGCCAGCGCGCTGGTGTCGATCCCTGCGAGCGCCGCCTGCTTCTTGCTGAAATCGGGCAGCGCCTGCGCGGTGTCGATCGGCACGCCGATGGTGGCCGCCGTGCGTCGCCACTGCGCCACATCGTCGGGGTTCTGGCCCACAGCATCGGCAAGGGAAGACCGCAGCGTGGTGTCCGGCGTCGGCGCCGCGCCCGACAGGTAGCGGTCCACGGCCGAAGCCGCGTCGAAGGTCTCAGCCATCAGAAGCTCCCCGTGCGCGCGTCGCGCGGCGCCTGCGCCGACTTCGATGCCCAGTAGGCGCCGAGGATGTCGGCATCGGTCGGGTTGTCGTTGCCACGGGCCTTGAATGCCTTTTTGATCGCGTCGGCCTGGGCACTCGGGATGTCGCCGACCTTCATGGAGAGCATCTGCTGCCCGCCAGTGCCGGTGTCGAATCCCAGGAAGGATCGGCGGAACGTCACGTTCTTTGCGAACAGCCCATCGATGTGCGCTTGCACCTCGGCGTCGCTGAACTTCTTGCCGGCGGCGCGCTGTGCATCGATGACCGACGAATCGATGAACCGGCGGATGGCGCCCACCCGTTGCGCGTCAGCACTGCCATCCTTGGGCGTAGGGTCGATACCCAGACTGGCTAGGCGCTGGTTCGCCACGCGGCTGATGGCGCCGTCGTTGAGGTCGCCCGGAGCGTTGGTGCCAACGCCGGCCAGGAGGTCTGCGCGCTTCTGCGAGAACCGCTGAAAGTCCTCCTTCGATAGGCCGTTGCGCAGCTGGTAAAACTGCGCGTCCGTCATCTGCGTGAGTGCCTGGGGATTGGTGGTCAGACGCAGGTAGATCCTGTCGTCCGTGGTGTCGTCGCCCAGCGCCAGCCGCTTGCCGAAGTTCATCACCTCATCGACCTTGTCCGGAGCAAACCGCGCGAGGCTGGCGCGCGTTCCGGCCGGCAGTTCGGTGTACCTGCCGCCGTTCTTCACCAGCTCCTGCATTGCGGCCGTGACGATCTCGTCCTTGCGTTGCGCGATTGCCTTGCTCTGATCCTCGAACTGCTGGGTGACCGTGTCGAGCGCGGTCTTCAGTGCAACCGGGCTGGCGTTGGGCCCCAGCCGCTCGCGCACAGCCTGGTGCAGCTGCTCCTGCGTCGGCCGCGGCGCCACGCCGCCGGAGGGGGTGGTGAGCTGCTGGACGACGTTCGCGACGTAGGTGCGCGTCTCGGCCGGTGCGCTGGCCAGCCAGGCATCGGGCGCCACGCGCTCGCCCTTGCCCGCGTTCTTCTCGGCCGCCTTGATCGCGTCATCGACGGCGCCCGGCCCCCAGTTGTAGGCGGCCGCAGCCTTGGCGACGTCACCGTCGTAACGCTTGACCATGGCTCCCAGGTAGTCGCGCCCGACGCGCGCGCGCTCCTCGAGGCTGTCATTCGCAGCCGGCCGCACGCCGAAGCCGGGATCTCGGTTGGTGCCGTCCATGACCTGCATGCGGCCCTTGGCGCCCCTCGGGGAGGTCAGCACGTTCCCAGCGGCATCGGTGTCGCGGCCGCGGCTTTCCAGACCCATCACGATGTTGGTCAAGCGGTCCATGCTGCTCGGGTTCACCGTCGACTGCGTGCCCTGCACAATCTGCGTCGCGACGGCGGCGCCCACTCGCGTGTCGTAGTCGCGCTGCAGCGTGCCGTCGATCTGCAGCATGTCGCTCGCTGTCAGCCGGTCGCCGTAGCGCTTGCGGTAGGCCATGGCGGCGTTCACGTTGCCGGCGTCCAGCGCCGACTTAATGGCGCCCAGGTGCGCGCCGCTGATCGCCTCGGCCGACTTCTCGCGCGCCCAGCTCGCGGCCTTGCCCTGCATCTGCGCGGCGCCCGGCACGAACACACCGCTGTCGGGGTCCACGCCGCCCTCGATCGCGGCGCGGATGCGAGTCTCCTGCTGCTTCACGTTCTCCGGATCGGAGAAGTTGAGCACCAGTGCGTTGGCAGCGTTCTTCACCGAGGCCTCGCGCACGCTGAGCGTGTAGCTCTGCTGCTGCTCGCCCTCGTACTTCATGGCCTGGCCGTAGAACTGCGTGCGCACGTTGTTGGCGCGCGCAGTGAACATCGCGCGCTGCCGGTCGTTGCCCAACCCGCTGGCGATCTCGGAGAACGTCTTGTCCAGCTTGCCCGCGTACTCCTCGGCCAGCGGCATGCCGCTCTGCCGATTCAGCGCGTCGTAGCCCTTGATCGAGGAGTAGCCATCCTTCGGATCGCTCTGCAGTCGCAGCGCAGCCTCGGTGGCTTGGTTGAGTGCATCGTCGACGCGCAGGGCATTGGCCTGCTCGATTGCCTCGTAGCGCGCGCGCTCGAGCACCTCGCCGGCCTGGCCGAGCGCGGCGCCCGCGGCCTGGCTCTGGCGCGCGCCGATGGAGAGCAGTCCGGCGGACTGGCTATTCTGCAGGGTGATATTCGGCGCGCCGGCGGGGGCGACGCTGCGCTGCGTGACGCGGGGAACGGTTGCCACTGATCAATCCCCCATTCCGCGGTTGCTTCGGAAGGCCCAAGCCGAGAACCCGTCTGCGCCCGCGCCGGCGGCGACGCGGTTGCCGGAGTACCAGGTGCGCGCGGCCTGCGTCGCGCTGGTGAGCAGCGACGTGCCGGCCGACAGCCACGGGCGGATCTGGCTGGCGCCGGTGGCCGCGGCTACCGAACGATCGGCGTACTGCCGCGCCTGCATCCGGTATCCCCAGGCCTCCCGCGCCGCGTTCTGCTGCAGTTGCGCCGCGTCGACGGCCGACAGGTAATCGGTGTCCGTGATGACCTGCAGCGCGGACCCATAGCCGAGGTCTACGCCATTGGCGGCCAGCGCCGCGCGCTGCGACCCCTTGACCTGCGCGCCCCGGCGCAGTGCCTCGCTCGCGGCCATGTCGCCGCGCTCGATGGCGTCCTCGGCCTGCCAGGCCGACAGCTGCGAGTTGTTGGCCTGCACCTGCGCTTCGGCGCGCAGCGACGCCTGCTCGGCCTTCGCCTGGCTGTAGGCGCCCATCGCCTGCACGCCAGCGCCCATGCCCTGGAAGATCTGCCCGACTTCAATGCCCATCGTTTTTCACCATCGTGTAGCCCGCCAATCGGTAGCCCATGCGCTCGTAGGCGCGCACGGTCTGCTCGGCGTGGATCTCGGTGCTGACGCCCAGCACGGGCCCGGAAACACCCTGCTCAGCGCCCCACTGCTCGAGCGCCATCACTAGAGCCCGGAAGGCTCGGCCGCCGAGCAGCGATGCGCGCACCTCGGGGCGCACGTACAGCGTGAGGTCGGTGAGGTAGCGTTCCTCCGAGAACCACCGCGAGGCGATCGTTCCGACCGTCATGCCTACGATGTACCCCTCGGACTCGGCGACGAAGGCGCAGCCCGCGGGCACCAGCAGCGTGCCGTGCAACTGGTGGAAGACCTCAGTCAGCTTGCGGGGGCTGAACGCCATGCCGCTGTAGCGCGGGCTCTCGGCGTGCAGAGCGCGGCCCATCTCGATCATCACGGCGAGATCCGCCTCGGTGGCTTCGCGCACGCGCATGTCAGCCGCCCACCGCGACCTCGAGGGTCATGCCAAGGACCATCAGGCTCACCGGATTGGCCTGCTGCACGCACATCGAGCCACTGCGGTTCCAGTCCGGGTCCGCGACGATCTCGACCTCGTCCGTGACCAGTTCTGGCGGGCTCCCGTAGGGCTCGGTGTTGCGGGTCTTGAAGGGGCGCAGATTGTTGAAGCTGGGCCCCGTCTCGAAGCCGTTGGACTCGAGCACGCGCACGTGCACCTTGTTCACGTTCTTCTGCGTCCCCTGCCCCAGCGCCTCGGTCTGCAGAGAGATCGGAAGGGTCTGGATTCGGGTCGTGTACGGCAGTCCGACATGCACTTTCGAGGCAGGGCTCGACAGCGTGATCTTTCCGCCCACCACGACCTGCGGCGGCTCGACACCGCCGTCGGCCAGGATGGCCACGGTCTCGCCCTCGAGGTGGTGCAGGTTTCCGATCACGTCGGCCGGCGCGCCGCTGTAGCTGGCGCCGCAGTCGACGAAGAACTGGTCGGCGGGCGTGTCGAAGCGCCGCGTGTGCAGCCGTTCGACGTAGCGCAGCGGCTGGCCGTTGATCTCGCGCCGCACGATCACGTAGAGCACGTCCTCGTCGCCCTCGGCCACCGTGCAGCAGGATTCGAACTGCCCCGCCGTGCGATGGCGGTGCCAGGCGCGCACCTCGTGCTCGGTCACGTAGGTCATACCCAGCATCGCACCGTCGCTGCGCACCGACCACAGGAGCTGTTGCGGCGCGCGCGAGAACGCCATCTGCCGCACGGCCAGGTAGTCGAACAGGTGCGGCGCCAGGATCGAAACGTCCGAGGTCTGGTAGCCCTGCTGCTGCCAACTGAACTCGAGCTCTCGGATGTGGCCGCCGCGGTCCTGCGCGAACAGGATGGTGCGATTGGTCACCACCGGCTGCACGTTCGACGCGCCGCTGTAGCCCTGCTGCTTCACGCTCACGCTGCTCGGCGTCAGCGCGCCGCCGTCCGCGCTCATGAGCTTCCACTCCCCGCCCGAGGTCAGCAGCATCAGCTCGTTCATGGGCACCAGGTGGCGAATGGTGTTGGCCTCTCGGCTGACCACGCGCAGCGTGATGCTGTCGTCGTCGCGCGTGGGCTGGCTGTACCCCAGGTTCAGCTCGGTCCCGGAGCGCGTCATCCAGACGGTTTGCGGCGCGTTCAGCGTGCCGGCGAAGACGCGGCGCTGCTCGTGGTAGCTGACCGCCTGAGGAAAGTTGCCGTCCCCCAGGAAGGGGTTGATCTGCAGCGGTGGGGTGGTCGACGTGTCCGGCAGGATGTTTGCGTCCATGAAGACGCAGTCCGGGCCTGCGCGGCCGACATAGGCGAGGATGCCATTGGTGAGGCGGTAGACGTTGTACGCCCGCACACCCGGCACTGCCGGCCAGCGCACTGTGTTGTAGTTGCCAGCGACGGTGAGGTCGTTCAGCGCGAAAGCCGACGACGAAGCGATCGATTCCTCTTTGCCGAGCTCGTCGCTCGAGGTGACCGCGTAGGCGTATTCGATGAGGCCGGCGCCCGTAGGAATCACCGACACGCCGGTGGAGAAAGGCGCGACGGCGGTGGCGCTGATGATCGGCGTCGGCCCGATGCCGCCATAGTTCGGCACCGATGGATCGGGCAATCGGTCACCGTCGTCGATGAACTGGCTGCTCGAGGGAGACACGCCGAAGAATTGAGGCTGGCCGCCCACGTACTTGTAGACCAGGTACAGCTGCGCGCCCGGGATGCTTCCCCACGCCACCACGTTGTAGCGGCCGGGGATTGAGAGGTCGTTCATGCAGCTCACCGGCAGCGACATGGTGCCGTAGCGGTAGTCGCTCAGGATTGCCACCACCGAGTACTTGTGCTCGATGGCGTTGGGGATGGCCACGTTGCTCTGCGGCGGCGAGAGCGACGAGGTGAACTGGATCGTCTGCAACTCCCAGTTCGTGGCGCCCTTGCGCCGGAGCTCGCGCGGCGCGTAGCGCGGCGACACGAGCGTCATGACGTCCGCCGACTGCACGTAGTGGAGCGTGTCGAGGTCGTTCTCGTCGTAGGGTGACGCGATCTCGTACAGCCGCGCCAGCGTACCGCCACCCGTGTAGGGGCCCATCCCGACGCTGCTGATCGGCACGCCGTTCAGATCGTTGAGCGTCAGCGAGTCGCTGGTCGGCGTTGAGGCCACCATGAACCAGCGGGTGGTCAGGTCTGGCATGCCGCCGATGCCGACGCTGTAGACCCAGTTTCCCGCCGACAGACCATGCGCACCGGTCATCCCGAAAACCGCTGGGCTGGCGATGGAGATGGTGTTGATGGCCAGGGCCGGCTCGAGCAGCGTGCCGCCCTGCGTGTGGAAGCGGATGTAGCCATGGCCGAACTCGAGCGCAAAGGTCTGCTGGGTGTTGAACGCGAAGGGCAACAGGCGCGACTTGCGCGCCGAGTCGCGCGTGCGGTTGATGTAGCCGAAACCTGGCCGGTTCTGGATCGGGCCCTGAGGCGTGACGATCGCGTTCTCGCACAGCGCCAGACCGGTCTGGTACTTCTCGAGGTCGACGCGCGAGAACAGTTCTGGCGAGATCTCGCCGCCGGCGAACGAGCGGCTCAGGGTCTTGATCGCCATCAGCGGTCCCTCCACGGCCACGCACTAGGCGCGCCCCGCGCGCGCACAGCCGACGGCACAAACTCGCGCAACTGGTTCTTCCTGCTCCCGGTGTTGGAGTCATCCGCCTTCGCAGTGGCAAGCTCGACCAGGTAGATCTGCATCTGGCCCTGCGACACCCTCATGCCCTCGCCGCCCTTGATGATCGGCCCGGCCAGCATCGAGGCCAGCAGGCGCGCCAGCGCAGCAACGAACATAGGCGTGAAGCGCGTGGTGTCGGTGAGCGTGCGCGTGTAGCGCAGCGTCGCCTCGGAGCGGTTCGTGTAGAGCACTTTGGTGCCCGCGGCATTGGTCTCCACGATGTAGTCGTCCGAGACTGAGTCGTCACAGACCTCGTTAGCCAGCACGGACCGGGGCTTCAGGCAGTCGGCCGGCAGCTGGTAAGCGTAGGCCCAAGACGGCCGGTCGCTGCTGACGGCCGCCAGTACTGCGCGGCGCATCGCGAATGTCCACGGATGCACCTCCAGCATTTGGTCGCGCGCGATCGGGTAGAACCGGCCGCACTGCTGTTCTTCTGCGCCGTCATAGGGCGGCACGATCGTGGTGACCTGTGCGAGCGAGCCGATGTGCGCGAGCGCCAGGTTCGAGATATCGACGTCGGATGCCATGACGTGTCAGGTGAAGTTGAGGTTGACGGACACGTCGCCCGCGCCCACTGCCGCGAGCACCCCGTCGAGGATGCTGGTGGTGATCGCGATGGCCAGGCCGTTGGGAAAGGCCACACCACGCGAGCGCGAGATGTCGATGGGGAAATTGCCCGGCACGACGAACACCATGGCCGGCAGATCGGCAGCGACTGGAATGGTGCTCTGGTTGTAGAGCTTCACCACCCGCGTAGCGCCCAGGGCGGTCATGTTGCTGATCTGGATACCGTAGAGGATCGCGGCGCTGTTCTTGATCACCGCTGCGTTGTTGTTCGCGGCCGAGAGCGCTCGGAATGTCGAGGCGCCGCCGGCCACCATCATGCGGTCGAGCGACACGACAACTGCGGCTTTTGTGCCGTCTCCCAGGTCCATGTAACGGGTCTTCACGCCGAAGTCATTGGGGTCGGCGACGATGATGTCGGGCATGCTGGTTCTCCTGTGAAAAAGGCCGCTCGTCGGCGGCCTTCTGCGTTGCTCGGCGCAGGCGGCCGATCAGCGACGACGCTTGGATGCCTTCTCCTTGGCTTCCCAGTCGGGGTCGTGTTCGGCGTCCTCGAACCAGCTGGTCGGGTCCTCGGGGTAGGTCGGCAGGTTGCGATCGTTGGGGAAAACTTCGCCCTTTTCCTTGATGCCGCCGTATTCGCCCTTCGCGCGCGCGCGCACGACTTCGGCGTATTCCGTGTCGTCCTCGGACGAGCCCGGCTGGATGCCCTTGGCGATCAGCGAGGACTGCAGCGGCTGCGACACGGCGCGCGGATTACTCGGCGCCGGCGGAGCGGCGGCCAGGCCGTAGTCGTAGGCCATGTCGGGGCGCGACTCGCCCGGGTTTCCGATGACCGGGCTATTCGCCGGGTCCCCGCCGGCCGGCGTGGCCGAGGCCTTGCCGTTCTCGTTGGCCGTGCCGCTGGCCTCGGTCTCGTACTGGGTGCCAGCACCCTCAGGGGTGGCAGACGTGGGCTTGGGTTGACGCGACATGATGATGATCTCCGAATTGGGTTGCGGAATGCCGGCCCGGTTGCGGCGGGCCGGCGTGGCCGTCAGGTGCCGACCTTGAAGCCCGAAGCCAGGTACTGCTGGATGTCGGTGTCGAGCACGACGAACGCGCTGGCCGTGCCGGCCGTCATGGCAGCGGTGCCCACGCGCCACGCCACACGGGTGTACCGACGCAGATTGCCGGGGAAACGCACCTGCGCGATCGTCTTGTTGGCGCCGAGTGCAGCCAGCGCAAGCGCAGGCGTCACCACCAACACATCGGTGAAGGACGAGTTGTCTGCCGAGTCCTGCAGCACGGCCTGCAGCGTGCCGGCACCGCCCGAGGTGAAGGCCGCGTTGGTCTTCACCACGAGCCACAGGTCGCCGGCGCCCGGTCCCGAGTTGCCCGGGCCATGGTCGTAGCTGTTGGTGCTGGCGGTGTCGCCGGTGGACGTGATCGCCTGGGCGTTCGCGTAGATGGCTTGGTTGTCGAGAATCATGGTGATCTCCTGGGTTTGTTTGCTGGGATCGCCTGCCTCAGACGATGCGAGCCTCGGTGTTGAGGATGCGGTCGACCGTGCGGATCGGCGTTCCGAAGAACTGGGTGTCCTTCTGCACGTAGCCGGGAGCGACGGCGCCGAACTGGTTGGTTGCGGGCACGATGGCCACAGCCGAGTTCGACTTGTCGAGAGCGGCCTTCGACAGCGCGCCCTTGACCGTGCGGTTGGCGTAGAACGCCGCGCGGCCCATGCCCATATTCGGGATCAGGGTCTGCGCCTGGATCATCAGTTTCATGAGCGCGGTCGCGGCGGTGGGCGCCTGCGTGCCGGTCTGGGCCAGCAGATCGCTCACGTTGATGTTGGCGATGCGCACCACGTAGCGCCAGTCGCGCACAGTAACGCCCGCCTTCCACTTCCACAGGTCACCCAGCGCGCGGTAGCGGTTGTTCAGTTCATCGAAAGCGTCGTACTCGCCGAGATCCTGGTGGTCAAGGCCAGCCGGACTACCCTTCGGGTAGATGCCGGTGACGGTGTTCTCGCTCCAGATGACGAGCCACACGGAGGTGTTGTTCGAACCCGAACCACCAGCATCGATGATGTTGCCGCCGTTGCCGGCCGACAGCGAGCTGTAGCGCGGAGCGAAGCCGGTGAAGCGCTCAGCGTTGACGGACGCATCGCCGTACAACACGGTCTCGGCCATGTTCTGGTTCATCGCCTCCAGGAACGGGCCGGATTCGGCAAGGCGCCAGGCCGCGCTGTTGCCGTTGAGCTTGTAGGCATCCACGTCGACTTCCGAGCGGGCCTCGAGCATGCCGATCGAGTCCGTCACGTTCGCGCGGGTCGCCTTGCTGGGCGGAACACCCTGGTACAGCTTGCGCCAGATGGGCACCGGCAGGCCGGTCAGGATGGTCGACTTGTGGCCCGTCGGAAGATTGCCCTCCATCCAGGTCATGTCGTTCAGCATCTCGTTGGTCTGCGAGAGCAGGTTGATGGTGCGCGCGACCTTGCCGTCAGGGTCGAGGCCCTGGGCGATGTCGAACAGCGTCACGGCACCGGCCTTCGTCGGCAACGTCGCACCGATCAGCATGGCGCCCATCGCACTGTCAGCATGGCCGAGATGCCAAAGCACGAGGCCGACGGCCATCGCGGTCAGCGCGTAAAAGTGATGAGAGCGGAGGAACGATTTCATGGTTTTTCCTTGGAATTCGGCCCGGTGTCAGGCCTTGGGTGCGTAGAACACGTCGGCATCCGACTTCGTGCCGGCGGTCGACCGGCCCGGCGGAACGCCGTCTTGGCTGATGGCCTTGCCCGCGCGGTACAGCAGCCGAATCAATTCCGGGTTGGAACCCAGACGCGACTCGAGCAGGAAACTGTTCAGCTCGGGTGTGCCGAAGGTCTTCAAAGCCTTGGCCGCAACGCCAATCACCTGCTGGTGGTTCTCGCCGCCCAGCTCGGGATCGGCCTTCACGGCGGTCTCCCAGGCCTTGGCGTTGGTGTCCACGCGCTGCTGCAGATCGGTCACGAACTTGCCCGCGAGCCGCTGCGACTCGCGCGCGCCGAGCTGCGCGAGCTTCTGGGCCTTGTCTTGCGGCAGGTCCAGTTCCTTCGCGAGCGGCTCGAACGACTCGAGGAACTCGCCATCGAGCTGCGCGTCGCCCTCGAGCTTGAAGGGTTCGTACTTTTCGGGGGCATGCTGCTCGGCAGTCTTCGGATCGGCCTTGCCCTGGGTAGGGTCCGCTGGCTTGTCGCTCGCGGGTGCGGGCGCAGCGGCCGGGGACGCAGCGGCGGCCGTTCCGTCGTCGGTACTGGCAGCTGCATCGGTGAGCAGCGTGGAGGGTTGCGCGGTCGATGCGGCAGATGCGGCCGCCGGCGCCGAAGCAACTGCACCATCGACCGGGGCCGGGGCTGCTGCAGAAGCTGACGCGTCACTTGCTGTCGGTTGCGGGTCCATTGGCTTTGACTTCCTTGAACATCTCGGACATGCGACCAGGGCAGTGTTCGGAGATGCGTCCCATCAGCTTCAGTCCAACGCTGCGCACACCCTCGAGGAACGAGGTTGCATGGGTGTCGCCTGGCGTGTAGCTCTGCCGATAGATGCCGCATTCGCCGAGCAGGCCGTGGATCACACGGCGCCCGCGTTTGTCGCTCATCAGCCAGTTGAGGTCGTCGGCGGTCTGTTCACGCAACAGTTGGGCCCGGCGGGCTTTCTCATCGCGCTCAGCGGTGTCGTGTCCTGCTGCTGGCATGGACGCGAATCTAGGAACGAGGGGTTGACCTATGTACCCCTGAAGGGGAGCCGTTCCGCACTTGCCGCGACTTCATTTCAGGCCTCCGCGGATGCAACACGCTCGCGCACCGAGAGCCTTCGGGAGCACGCGAGCAGCCAGTGCAGCTTGTCTTCCGGGTGGCGAGCCCGGGCGAAAGGAGGAGAGGCCCCCGTGTTACCCGTAGAACGCCTCGGCGTCCGACTTGGTCGGGCCGGGAGCGAGATCCATGTCGGTGATCTGCAGATCGAGCGACTGGTCCTTGTCGCCGTCCTGCTGCTGGCGCTGGCTGGTGCCGGTGACGACCACGCGCGCCGTGAGCGTGAACTCGGTGCCAACCTCGGGCGGCACCTTGATGCCGAGCCGGCCGAGCAGCTCGGTGTCAAGGCACAACGTCGTGCCCCAGCTGTACGCCGGCGCGTCGCTCGCGGTGGCCGGGCCGTCCGCGTATTCCTTGGCCTTCTCGGCCGACATCTTCGTGCTGATCATGTTGCGCTCCCGGGTTGGACGCTGTTTTGGTTCGCAGCCAGCCAGGTGTCGAGCTGGTCGCGCTCCTTGAGCAGCGCGGTGATCTGGGCCTGGCTCGCCGCGAGTGCGCGCTGCGCGGCGAGCTGCGAGTCATTCGCGGCGATGAGCTCGGCTTCCAGGGCGCGACGGCGCGCGGCCGCAGCGTCGTAGACGGCGTTCATGGTGGTCCTCTCACTGGGTGGTGAAGCCGCGGACCAGTTGGCCCAGGGCGTTCTCGGGCGCGACCGGCGCGGCGGCAAGGTTGCGCGCGGTCTCGCTGGACTGCTTTGCCTGTTCGGCCGCGGCGGCCTGCTGCTGCGCCTCGGCGCGCGCCTGGCGCATCTGCTGAATCGCCGGCGCGTCGCGCAGGATCTCGGGGTCGACGCCCTCGTAGTCGCCGGCCTTCTGGATCGCCTTGTCGGTGTCGATGTTGTCCCAGACGCTGGGGTCCTGCTTGGCGGCCGCGATCGAGGCGGTGGCACCGATGAGCCGGTCGACGCCCGACATGGCCGCGCGGCGTTGGGCCTGCGCGAGCACGCTGGTGTAGCGAAACTCCAGCGGCTGCTCGGCGAGCTCCTCGGGGATGTCGGGCAGCAGACCTGCCTCCTCCAGCGAGTCGAAGGCGATGTTGATCAACGGCGCGAGCAGCTCGGTCTGCTGGCGCTCGACCACCGGGCCCAGCATCAGCATCTTCTCCTCGTGCCGCTCCTGCACCTCGCGCTCGTTACGCGGCTGGATGCCTGGCATGCGGTCCATCATCAGGAACACGTCCGCGTAGAAGGCGTTGTTGATCAGCTCGCGCACGTCCTGGATGTCAAGCAGCAGGTGCTGCAGGTTGATCGAGGCGTTGAAAGCGTTCTCGACCTTCCCGGCCCCGACCCCGCCAACGTCGTAGTAGGTGATGCCGCCAGGGAGGAAATCGGCGTCGGCCCCCTTGAGATTCGACGGCACGAGGATCGGCGGGTCGGTCTGGTAGTCGATGCCTTGCAACTTCCGCATGTGCTGGTGCTGCAGCTGCTTGATGCCGCCGAGCGCCCGCATTCCCGGGCACGTGGTGCCATAGATGTCGTTGCCGGTGACCGCCCAGCGCGGCGCGACAACCGGGAACCGCTTGAATCCGCCCTCGTGCAGCACCTGGTCGCTCGACGCACCTTCTTCGATGATGGCGTTGCGCCAGGCCATGTTGATCTTGTCGAGCTTCGACGGGTCTCGCTCGCGCCGCGGCTCGATCAGCTGCTGAACTCGCACCCAGGGATCGACCTCGTGCTTGTCCCACAGGTTCTTGATCGCCGGCGAGACGCGCGACCAATCCCAGGAACCTGACTTCTCTTTCAGCGGCGCGCCCTTGGCGACATAGCCGCCGACGATCTGCCCCACCGTCATTTGCAGTTCGCGGCCCAGGCTATCCACCTCGTTCTTCGCGTTCGTGCCGAGCGTGTACTCGCCGATGGTCAGCGTGGTGTGGTGGACGATGGACTGGTAGTCCGGCAGCACAATGGCAGCAGCCGTACCGAAGGCGCCGAGCTCCTCGTACATGCTGTGCAGCGACCGATAGGTGTTCGACTGGGCGAAAACCCGCAGGATCAGGCGCGTGACCTGGCCGCACCAGAGGCTGACGGCCGCGCTCTCCATGAGGTCGGGATCGGCCGTCTCGATCGTCATCCACGGGCGCGAGGGGCTGGTCATGCCGTACTGCATTCCCGCCCCCAAGATCGTGAGCGCAGCCGTCGCGGTGTCATCGAGGATGTCGTTCCGGCGGTCACCCTTGTTCTCCTCGGTCGCGAAGAAGCGGCCGGCGCGCGGGAGGACCACTTGTTGCACCTCCTGCCAGTGGCTCATCCATGAGGATCGCTCGGTCTTCAGCGCCTTCAGCCTGCGCTGCACGCGATCGCGCGTGGTCAGGTTCTCCATCATTGGCCAAGCAGCGTGGATGTGCCGAGGTTGAGTCCGCCGGTGATGCCTTGGCTTCCGGTCAGCAGCGTGCTCGAGTTCCCCGCGAGCGCGCCAGCCGCGCTGGCCGCCAGGGCGTTCTTGTCGAGCATCGCGTTGCGGTCGATCGTCTTCTCGGCCTGCACGCCTGGCGCCTTGTCGCCCTGGTTGAGGGGCGTCGGGCTGTCCGCCTTCTGAGGCTTCGGCGCGGTGGCCGCGCTGACGATAGCGCCCGCAGCAGCGGTGTAGATCCCGGTGGCCACGGCGCTGGCCGTGGTGGCGGACATGCCGAGAGCGGCCAGACCTGTTTCGATGCCCATGGGTCGGTTCCTTGCCGACCCGCTGGGTCAGCGACGTTTGAAATTCAGCGGATCGTAGGAACGGCTGGTGGGCCTATGTACCCCGCGAGGAGATACTGGGTAGGCGAAGGAAAGCGCCAGGGAATCCCCGCGGCCGGGAGATGGAAGGCCGCGCGCCTTCATGTCCTTCTTCGATTCGAGCTGGATCTTTCCATCGGGCCGGAACACCAGCTCGGGACCGATCAGGTCCTGGTAAAGCACGTCATCGGCTTCATCGATCGCCCCGCCGGACTTGAGCCAGAGCCGCATGCCGTTCCACATCTCGGCGCGCTTGTTCGCGCAACCGGGGTCGGCCGACTCGCCCGCGAAGTAGACCAGTTGCCAGTTGCGGCCCATGGTCTTGCCGCCGCTGTAGATGCCGGTGCCGTAGCCAGCGTCGATGAACACAGCATCGGCCCCGATCTCGTCCTCCCAGCGCGCCAGCTTGGCCGCTATTACCATGTCGTTGTCGTTCTTGGGAATTGTCTCCAGCACCTTGAAGTACAGCCCCTGGCGCATGGAGATGACGATCTCGTCGTCGCCCTCCCAGGCCGGATCGCAGGTCAGGATCTTGGGGGCAAAGGTGTACTGCTCGGGCTGCAGATGGCGTCCGCGCGCCGCGTCGACATCGTCAGTCGCGATGAACTGCTTGGCCGACATTGAGGGGAACATGCCGCGGATACGAACCTTCACGATGTCGCTGTTTTCCCCATAGGCGTCGACCATGGCCTGCAACGTCTCTTTGTTCGTGCCCTCCACGGTGCGGCTGTCGATCTGTCGCGTGACCCACAGATGGCGGAATTTGCGGAAACACTCCCGGAATCGCCCCGTGTTGCGGGTTGGGTTGCCGAACACGATCCAGATGATCTCGGTGTCCTCGTCGGTCAGCACGCCCTCGGCAACCTCCCAAACCTTGTCCGCGATCGCCGAACCCTCGTCCATCACCATGAGGATGCGGCTGCCCTGGTTGTGCAAGCCTGCGAAGGCCTCGGTGTTGTTCTCGCTCCAGGGCGTCGCATCCAGCCGCCAGGACTTTTGCGCCTCAGGATCGCCCGAGAACATCCCCATGGCGGTGACCTTGAACCAGTCGGCGTTGAAGGCCAGGCGGAACCACTTCCCGATCTCGGGCATGGTCTTGGTGCGCAGCTGGCTCTCAGTGTTGGCGGTGACCACCACCCGCGTGTCGGGGCAGGTGCTCATGGCCCACTGCGCGAGCATGCCTATCTCGGCCGACTTGCCGATGCCGTGGCCGGACGCCACCGCGATCAGCAGCGGCTTGAAGCGAGTGGCGGGGTTGCTCAGATGCGTGCCGATCACCTCTTGGATCTCGGCTTGCCAGGTCCGTGGGCCGGGGTGTTTCTCGAGCTGGCCGCCCTTTACCCCCCACGGGAACATGGCGCGCACGTAGCCCGCAGGGTCGTGCTGGTACTGCAGTACCTCTGCGATGTCCGCGTCGGTCAGAACGGCCTCCAAGGATCAGACAGCTTGGCAACCAAGTAGCCGGCAATGAAACACGCTGCGAACAGAACACCCCAAGCAAGCATCACGCGCCGCCCTTCTGCTGGCGCATGCGCTCGCGCAGCCCCTTGACGGTCGCCTCGACCTCCAGCCGATCCTTGAACATGCCCATGTGTCGCATCGCCAGCGTGAGCGCGCTGTTCTTGTCGTGAACCTTGGCCTTCTTCGTGTAGCCGATCAGCGTGCGCTCGTCGCCGCGGCCATCGAACTCCTCAAGAACATCCACGCCGGCCAGCACCGCCGCCGCGTCGTCGTCGAGCTCGTGCGGCGCCTTCATGCTGCCGTTCTCGCGGTACAGCTTCCGGATGTCGAAGAACGCGATCCGCGCCAGTTCCGTCAGCACGCGGTCGGCGGTGAGCTCGATTCGCTCGATTCGCCTTGCCTTGGCAGCCTCGATAGCGAAGCGCACACTAACATTTGCTAGCAGTCTCGCGCCCTGCTCGTTCGCCGTGCGTGCACTGTAGCCGGCGCGCGTTGCTGCCTGCGTCGCGTTCAGATCGATCAGGTACTCCGCAACGAAGCGTTCTTGCTTCGGCGTCAGCTTCTTTTCGATCATGCCTTCACCACCCGTGCAATGGGAACGCCGCGTGTGCGGCCGCGGCAGATGGAGCGGACGGTCATCTTCGACACCTCGAACTTCTCAGAGAGCCATGCGTGGGTGAACCCCTCGGAGTGGAGCTCGAGCAGCAAGCCGACCTCGTGGTCGGACAGCACAGCCTTGGGGTGCGACTCCCCGCACAGGTTTCCCGACTCAGCGTAGAAGCGCTGGCGCTTGATGCGGGCTTCGGCGCGAAGCTCTGGCGAGATGGTCTGGAAGGCGTTGGCCTTGTCTTTCAGGGTCATGGTGCCGTCCTTTTCAATTCCTTGAGCTTTGAGCGATACGTAGTCTTGATGGCGACGAGCTCGTCTCGCGTCCACTTGTGGACCTCGTGGTTCGCTTCGACGGCGGCCAGGCGCTCTTCGCCGATCCTGGTGAGCACGCCGGCGCGAAAGGCCGCGTAGGTCGTGCCGCCCGGCCGGTTGCAGTTCTTCCGCTGGGCGAAGCAGTTGTCCTCGTTGAAGCGAAGGTGTGGCGCGCTGCCGCGGCTGCGGAAGTGGCCGGCGTCCACGGAGCCGCCGGGCCTGTCGGGCTCGAAAGGCTTGCCGCAGCAGATGCAGGGCTGCCCCGCGTCACGGGCGCGGATGAAGGCGTTGAACTCCACTTGCGCCTCGGCGATCAGATCGGCAATGGTCTTCAACGCCTCGCGGCGCTGACGATCGCGCGCCTTCTCGACGCGCTTCTCTGCGCGTTCCTTCTTCGCCCGCGCGGCGGCCTTCTTCTGCGCCATCACTTCCAGGAAGGGAGCGATGCAGTCCTCGTGCAGCACGTGTCGCGCGAGCTCTGCGGGCATGCGCTCCTTGCAGTGCTTGCAGCGGTTGGACTTCGGATTGGCGGAGAGAATCACACCACCTCCAGATCGAACCCGCTGCGGCGCGGCCTGCCGTCGGCGTGGATGCGCTGGACCGCGATGGAGAACGTGCGTCCGCCGAGATCCCTGGCGCGAACGCTTGTCAGGCCGCGGTCCGTTGTGAGCCCGTTGCCCACGATGGTCAGGACCCGCGGCTTCATGCGCGGATCGTTGTCGTGTAGACGGTCGCCTGGCTTCATGCCCAACCCTCCACGATCATGTCCATGAGCCGGTTCGCGGTCGCCTCGTCCATCGTCGGCAGGATGTGCTGCAGAACGCCATCGATGGCCGCGCTGTAGAAGACGTCGAAGTCCTCCTGGCCCATGGCCTCGTAGCTCACCGACTTCGGGACCTGGACGATCTCGCCGGTCTTCGGGTCGGCCATCAGGTCGAAGTGCCCGGTAACCAGCTTCACGGCCACCAGCGCTTTCTCGACCGTGTTGTAGGTCTCGCTGTTCTCGGCGACGAGCTGCAGCAGCGCCATCAGCTTGCGGTGGTGCCGGCCGTTGCGCGGGCTGGAGAACTCGAAGCGGAGCCACTTCCCGGGCTTCATCGTCTCGATCCGGCGGCGGAACTTGGACCATGCGTCCTGGTCTGCGGGCGTGGCGCCGCGCAGGCCTTGAGGGGTGCGAACGAGGATGGCTTTCATGCGGGCACCTGGTTGTGGAAGTAGCGCATGGGCAGCGGCGTGAGCTCGGCCGCATCCACCAGGATCGGCGGCGAGCACCACTCCCAGGTCGGATCGACGTAGACCACGCGGGCCACCGGGCCAGAGTTCAACGAGATCACGTCGGCGCCTCGGTAGTCGTATCGATGGCCCTGGCGCGCATGGCGTCCGTCAGCAGCCGCGGCAGGTCCGCCAACTCCGGCCGCTTCGCCAGCTCCTGCGCTCGGTGCCAGCAATGCGCCTTCCAGGCCTCCGGGTTCTCCTCCATCAGCCAAAGCAAATGTCTCAGGTGGTCGGCAAGCGTCATGAGCGTCCTTCACAGGGTGTTTCCTTCATGGAGAAGTCGTTTTGCCGACAGGTAGGCAGAGTGCGCGAGCTCAGGCGTGGGAAACGTACCCAGGTACTTCTGCTTTCCCGCGACTTTGATCACGGCGCGGAACCCCGTCTTGTCGCGAGCGACGCCCAGCAGCCCCGATCGGTTGTCCGAACGGGCTCGCCGAATGTTCTGCAAATTCACATTCGCTGTGACATCTCGCAAGTTGCAGAGCCTGTTGTCAGCCTTGTTTCCGTTGATGTGGTCGATGCTCCGCGTCGGCCAAGCTCCATGCGCAAGCAGCCATGCCAAGCGATGTGCTCGATGGAACCGCCCATCGATGCAAATTCGGATGTACCCACCCGCCTCAATAGCACCGGCAATGCTTCCGGCGCGTGCGCGACTTCCGTTAGACACCCGCCAACGGATAACTCCATCGGCAGGGTCATAGACCAAGAGGGCCCGAGCGCGCTCAAGCGTCAGCATGCGCGGTTCGGTACACGTGTCACGCATTGGCGCCCCTGCCCTGAAGTTGGTGGTACGGGCTGCTGAAGTCGTGACGGAACTCGTTGCGCTTGAGCATGCGGACGTAGGCCTCGCTGACGTCCCAGCGCTTCGCGAGCACCTCGGTACGCTCCTCCGACGTGCGGATGTCGAGCACGCCGGCATCACTCAGCTTGCTCGACTTGCGCTTGCCGGCCGCCACGCGCGCCGCGCGCGCAATGGAGTTGTGGCGCTTGTTCGTGCGGGAGACCAGATGCGAGCGCGTCACCGGCACGATGTGCTCGTGGTTCAGGCAGTTCGCGTTTTCGCAGCTGACCGAAGCCACCCGGTCGGACTGCCATGCGCGGCCGTGGGCGTGCTCCCACACCACGCGGCGCAGCGACAACTGCTTCTGCGCGACTGTCGCGACCGGCCCGCGGTCGTTGATCGCGCCGGGCCAGAGCAGGCAATCCCCCTCCTCCACGCAGCGGGAGCGGATCTTGTCCATTAGGTAGGCGCCCTCGTTCACGTTGTTGCCTCCAGGATCTCGCGCACCTCGATGCCGGGTGGCACGGTACAGCGAGGGGTGATCGAGTAAACATAGGAGTGCTTCGCGCCGGTCCGCTCGATGTACCCGAGCCGGTACGACACGGTCAGGGCCGGCGCGCGCTGGTTGTGCGAAAGCTCAGGCAGTGCGGCGCAGATGTCGGCGTAGCGAACCGGAGCTTGAGCGCGGAGGATCGCGATCCAGACGGTACTGACGAGGGTCGAGGCCATCAGTGCACCCCCAGCACGCGATCGAGCCGCAGCAGCTCGCCCGCCTCGTCGCCGCCCGCCTCGCCCACCGCCGCCGCGATGGCCTGCTTGAGGCCGTCCAATCCGCCCGGCAGTGGCCGGAACCCGGTGGCGCGGCGGCGCGCGCGCTCCGCGTGCTTCTCGTTGATCGCCCGGGCCTGCGCCGCATACCGGCTTCGCAGCTTGTCGCTCATGCCGATGGCGTTTTCGAAGGTGTAAGCCTTGCGCGGCTCGCACGCAGCGCACAGAGTCACGAACTCGGGCAGGCTGGGGGGGAACTGCGGATGACGCTCTTCGCAGCGATCCAGGGCCAGGACGACGGTCGACTCGGCGAATCGGCGCAGCTTGAACGCCCACACCGTCCGCGCGCTGCCCACGCCCATGTCCCGGCCGCGCGCGTCGACCACGCCCGACGCGAACTTGTTCAGGAACAGATTCCCGTAGTACCCGTGCATCACCTTGAACACGTTGTTGACCACGGACTCGTCCGGCTGCTGCTGGGCCGAGGTGAACTGCTCGGCGTTGACTGCGATGGGCTTAAGCATCGATGACCTCCTGACGGTCCATGTCGAAGATGGCGGCGGCTGCGCCGGCGTGCTTGGGGGCGCCGAAGGACTGGCGGGAAGCAGCCGGCGCGCGCTCCTCGCGCACCCAGTTGCGCCAGGTCGCCAGCCAATCGAGCTTGCGGGCCGCGGCGCCTCCCTTGCCGTGCCAGTAGTCGGCAAACTTGTCGGCTACCCGCTGCGGGTCGAGGTCAGGCCGTTCGGCCTTCGCCCAGTCCGCCCACTCGACGGGAAGCTCGAAGGGCTTGGGCAAGCGCGAAGCGCGCCCCTCTGCTGAACGTAGTGAAGCAGAGGTATCTGAGCTATGAGGAGCTTTCGACCCGGGTTCGTCTTGGGTTTGCTCTTGGTTATCTACAGAAAACCCACTGGGTTTCTCTTGGGTTTGTTTTCTGGGTCTTCCACCCTTTTTCCCGTTCAACCTAGCGGCTTCGATGGCGGGCGCCGCTTCGGCGATCTCCTCCGACGCGCGGCCGTTGTGCCTCAGTCCATCCGAGGCGATGGGGAAGTGGAGATCGGCCACGAACCTCACCGCAGCCTGCTCGGCCTTGTCCATGGCCCGGCAGATGCGATAGAGCTCCACGAAGTCGGCCGGCAGCCCCTGCTCGGTCGTGTAGAGCTCGTCCAGCAGGAGCGTGTAGGCCCCGTGCTGCGCGAGCGTAAGCCGTGCAGTTTTCTTGCCGTAGTCGGCCGGATAGCGCTTGTAGTAGTTCAAAGGATCTTCCACCGAACCACGGGATGGCTGTGTGTCTTCTCGCTGGCCGCGCGCTGGTAGCCGTCGAACTCGATCAGGCCCAGGTTCTTCACCGCGGTGGTGATGGCGCCCCAGGACTGGTGGGACGATGGGTGGTTGACCGCGACGTGGCGGAACTCCTCCATCGTCATGTGCGTGGCGCCAGAGGCCTTGCGGGTGGCGAGCCAGGCTCGGAGCTCGACCACCACCAGCTCTTTCCACTCGACGTTGACATCGAGGGTCAGCTGCTGGCCGGCGAGCTTTGCGGCCTCGGACCGGGCAGCACTGAGCATCAGGCGCCCTCCGCGGGAGCAGAAATATCGACGGCGCGCGCGTGCAGCATGGAAAGGTGCTGGCAGTAGTCGAGCGTCCAAACGGAAGCGCGATCGAGCTCCGCCAGGTAGCCCTCGAGAACGTCAGGCTTCATGGTGACGTTCTCCGCCTTCGACTGGATGATCTCCAGCAACTGAATGTAGGCGCGCGTTCGCACAACGCCCCAATCCGGATAGTCTGCGGGCATCGCCTTCGATAGAACGGATGCCCGAGCTCGCGCGGCTACGAGCCGCTGGGCATCGGCGATCTTCTTGGCTTCTCTCGCCTCCCGGCGCACCTTGCGATCGGCCGCAAGCTGAGCGGTCTTGCTGAGCGGTCTTGCTGAGCGGTCTTGCTGAGCGGTCTTGCTGTTCCATGGAGTGTCCTTCCGTGCGGCCGGCGCCCCTTCGGGCTATGCCAACGCTTTGAGCGCCTGCATTTCTTCGAGGGGATTCAGTTGAGCGTTCTGTGCATGCCATTGGGAAATTGCAGTGTTCCCGCACACCCCCTCGAATACCTTCACCGCCCATCCAGGCAAGTCGCGCTTGGTCTTCGCGTCTGCCTTGATGTAGCAAGTGATGTGAGACGAATACAGCCCTGTCTCCTGCGCAAGCGTGCGCTTGGACATCTTCTTCACGCGCCTCAGGTCCCAGCAAAGCATTACTGCGTCTCGATAGGTCTTGCAGGCCGCGACAAGCCGCGGGTCCGCTATTCCTGGTGCGTTCAATCGGCCGAATACGCCGGGGATGTGCATCTGTTCCATAGGTGCCTCTATAGAGAAATGAAATGGGATTACCTGTTGAATTACCCGTTGGCACGGGACAAAACTAAGTGCATGCCGAATCCGAAAAACATGCGCTTTCTGACGTGCCCGACCACCCTTGCTGATGCCTTGGGAGGCACCCCGCTGGCAAGCAGCGCGGGAGGTGGACACGTCAGAAAGAACACGTGGGTGCATGTGCATGACGCCGCCTTACTTGGCCTTTCCGCGCTGCTGGCGGGCGCGGTCATCGAGCGCGAGGCCGACGACGCAAACGAGCACGACGAAGCCGCCGATGAGCAGGACGGCCTGCACGCCGGGCGGCTGGATCAGGAGAAGGTCGAAGGGACCCATGACTCAAGCCACCTGTTGTTGGCGGTTGCGACGCTTCGGGCCGCGAAGCACGGACCAATTGGTCTTGGGACTGAGCAACTCGCAACGAACGCCAGTCAGGTCCTCGATGTCAGGGCAATACTTCTCAGGCGTGCCGTTGATCTGCCATTGGCTGATGGTGTTATGACTGTTGACCTCGTGACCACGCTCGTTCAGCTTGCGCATCAGAGAGGTCTTGCCGCCCGCAGCATCTATCGCACGATCCAAGGCGGCGCGAGGGGTGAGTTCATTGCGGTGTTCCATGAGCAGCCATTCTAGATAGTTTTTCTATCTTTGCAAGAACTTCTATCAAACCACCTAGATACCCTGCGAGAATGTCTATCCATCAACTGATCCGCCAAGGCCGGCTTCGCCTGAAACTGACCGAGCAAGAGTTCGCCGAAAAAGTCGGGGTTAGCCGCGGAGCTGTTCAACAGTGGGAAAAGGAGGGAGGGACCGCCCCTCGCAGAGCGAATCAACCTGCCGTGGCAAACCTGCTGGGCCTTTCTGTCGCCGAGCTCATGGGTGGCGGAGAGCCCAACATCGAACAACTCGAGCAGGGGGCGAAGGTCCCGCTTATCTCTTGGGTGGAGGCTGGACTTTTGAGCGACATTTCTGACCCGTTCCAACCAGGCGATGCAGACGAGTGGGTGACTGCATCGGAAAGCCACCCCTCGAAAGGCTCGTTCGCCCTGCGTGTGACGGGCTCCAGCATGACCAGCCCGGACCCGGAGGCGCAGTACAACTTTCCCGACGGAACCGTGTTGCTTGTCGACCCAGAGCGCTCCGTCGATCCTGGCGACTTTGTTATCGCGAAAGATGTGGAAACGCAGAAGGCCACCTTCAAGCGTCTTGCCTATGACGGCGGCCGCTGGTATCTGCGCCCGCTGAACCCCAACTTCAAAACCGTAGAGATCGACGACCCAAAACTACGGATCATCGGTCGAGTGATCGAATACCAACGTCGAGGCAAGTTGTAGGTAGCTTCACCCCTCAAGCGCGGCCGCCCACGAGGCGGCTTTTTCACGTCTAGGGGTTTCTGCTTACAATTTTCCCGGATAGTTTTTCTTGCTTTGCTAGTTTTTCTATCTTAAACTTCATCCCATGCGCTGCACTCCCCGCAGCAAACCATGGAGATGAGATTGAACGCTCCCAACTTCGCAGAGATCTCGCGCCGGCCGATGCCGGAATGCGAGTTGCAGTTGTCGGTCGACCTGGCTGACGAGCGCCGCGGCTGGAAGGTCGGCCGCAACTTCTTCGGCCGCTCAATCGACAAGACCTCGGACGCTGGCGACCGCGAGCACAAGCAGCGCGCCAGCGATGCACGCGCCGCCTTCATGCGCGACCTGTCGGCCACCCAACTCGGCGACATCGCTTGCGATGACGACCTGCTGGCGGCGGTGCGCACGGGCAATCCCGTCTTCATCGGGGCGCGCCTCATGTCCCTCGTGGACGAGGCCGGTGATCGCGCCGCCTGCGTCGAGCACAAGCCCAACCGCTGCATGCACTGCGGCGACTGGCTGGGTGAGCACGACGCCGACTGCATCAAGGCTCGGAGGTCCGCATGAGCGCCGCGCACACGCCGGCCGCAGCGCTGCAAGCTGCCCGTGAAGCTGCGGATCTGGCGAACCACCGCGAGCGGCTCGTGTGGCTCTCTGCGGAGCGCCCGAGGTGGTCGTGCGGCGCATTGGTGGACTGCCACACCCGAAACGTCTTGCTGCAGCAGAGCCGCGCCGCCCTCGCCAAGGCACAAGGGGCCGCATCGTGAGCGCCGCGAAGCACACGCCGGGCACCCATGTGTCCTACCAGTACCGCCAGCACCATCTGCTCGGCGGTGCGTTGATCGAAGGCGATGGCATCGTGATCGACAGAACCATCGTCGGCACCAGCGATGCGTACTCGATCCAACCGACCGACGGCTCTCCTGTCGTGCACGTCCGTGCCGCTGGAGTCAGGAGCGTGGCATGAGCGAGAACACCGCAACCGCTCGCTGCACCGAGGCCGAATGGAGCGCTGCTCGTGCAGCTGGCCTTCTGGTTGTCACTACCGCCGAGGAAGTCGCGCTCCACAAGTTCGCCGAGGCGATTCGCTCTGAGGCAATGGCGAACCTGCTGCCATCCTTTGAGGAGTTGATCGACCTGATGCAGGGAGTGATCGACGGCAACTACAAGCCCGACAGCTTCACGCTCCAGCCCGCTCGCGCCGCCATCGCCAAGGCCACCGGCCAGGAAGGCGGTGCCAAGTGAGCACGCCCTTCATCAACGACGAGGAAGCAGTCGCAAAGCTGCGCGAAATGGCTCGTGTCACCGAGCCCTACAGCCCCGAGTTCAACGCTCTGTGCAAGGCAATCGGCGTGCTGCAGAAGCGCATCGAAGACCGCAAGGCGGTTCCGGCATGAACAAGCTCAAGCACACCGTCGTGACCTGGGCGCTGAGCATCTCAGCAGGCATCGCCGTGCTGTTCCTCAACGCCTACCTCGAGCACCAGCACAGCGAGACGGACGCTCTCCAGCGCTCCGCAGACATCGACAACGAACGAGCTGCCGAATGGGTAGCTATGGGGAAATGACCGTGGACTACCTTAACAGCCCTATCGGTGATGACGCTCCTACGGGAACCATCGCCGCCGCCATCGGAATCGTGACCCTGATCGTTGCCATGGTCGGGTTTGGTTTCTCCATCTACTTTGCTTGAACACCATGACCGAAAAGACCCACTATCGGAAAGCATTCGATTCGCCGTATCTCAGCAGTGCGGACATCGTTGAGCCCACCGTCCTGACGGTGCACCACGTCTCGCTCGAGGGCGACAAGACGAAGAAGACCAAAGACGTCTTCAATACGGCGTACTTCGCCGAGAAGGAAATCCGCCAGGGCGAGAAGCTCAAGCCGATGATCCTGAACGCGACGAACTCCAAGACCATGAAGGGCCTGACCGGATCAGCGTTCATCGATGACTGGAAGGATGTTCGGATCACGGTCTACGTGGATCACAACGTTCGGTTCGGCAAAGAATCCGTTGAAGGCCTGCGCATCAGTCCGCACGCCCCTGAAAAGCGCATGTTGATACCTGAGAACGTCAAGGCCTGGAAGAACGCAAAGGCCGCGTTCAAGCGCGACGGCAACTTGCGTGCTGTGCTGTCTCGGGTGGACATCAGCCCCGAGCATCAGAAGCAGCTCATGGACGAGTGCGCCGAGGCCGCGTGATGCAGTTTGTTGATGTGCCCCAGAACACCGACGAGTGGCAAGCCCTGCGTCTCGGAAAGGTGACGGCTTCCAACTTCGGATGCTTCATGGCAAATGAAGGGAAGGCTTTCGGAGATCCGGCCAAGCGCTATGCCCTGCAGATCGCGTTGGAGATCAGCACCGGCCGCAAGGCTGAGGCCAGTTTCTCCAATGAGCACATGGAGCGCGGCCACGAGCAAGAGCCTGTCGCTCGCATGCTGTACGAAGAAGAAACCTTTTCGGATGTGTCGAATGGGGGGTTCTTCGACTGCGGCGACTATGGCGATTCTCCTGACGGCCTGGTGGCGAACGACGGCGTGATCGAAATCAAGTCGGTGATCGCTCCGACGCACTACGCCACCCTGCAGCGCGGAAGCTTTGACCCAGCCTACCGCTGGCAACTGATTGGTCATCTGGACTGCACTGGCAGGGACTGGGTGGACTTCATCAGCTATTGCGCTGACTTCCCTGTTGCTCGGCAGCTGATCGTCCACCGGTTGAACAAAGACGACTGCCAAGACGAGCTCGAGCGCCTTCGTGCGCGCCGCGCCGAGTTTCTGGAGCTGGTACGAGCCACGCTCAAGACGATCCAAAACTGAAGCCAGGAGCACTCATGCCCTCCCCATCCCAATCTCTGCCCGCCCTTCTCGGCGATCTTCGCTGGCGCATCAATGACGTGCGCGACATGCTCATGAAGGAGGGCTACAACGGCCAGCGCATCTATGGCTGCGACGAATGGTCTACGCCGACCATCAATCTCCAGCTCGCAATCGACAAGATTGACGAAGCCCTCTCCCGCCCCACCCCACCAGAAGCGCAGGCAGGGGCGGTTGATCCGCTCTCGGACCTGCGCAACGCGGTGGAGTTTCTCGACCAGATGCGCGCGGCTGCGGAGTCCGGCGAGGACGTCATGGGAACCGGCATCGCAAAGGACGCACGCAACTGGCTCGAGCGTGCGGCGCGTGCTGCGATCGAACCGCGAGCCGCTACCGCAGTCGGCTTCCTGCGCCAACTCGATCTCGACAACTTCCCCCGCGCCAACATCCTCATGGCTAGGTCTGCGGACGGCGATTGGCAAGTGCCGGTCTACCTCGCCCTTGCCGCCCCCAAGGCTGTGGCGCAGGGGTGGATCAGCGTGGAGGAGCGGTTGCCAGCATGCGATGGCGAGACGATATTCATCGGCGAGAACGAGGCAGGCTACATCGCTTGCTTCAACGAACTGACGCCGGACGGCTACTGCATGCACGCCACGGCCGAGGGTTCGATCTGCGTGATGAGCGGGCTGCGTCAGTGGAGCCTCGTGAATCGCCCCTCCTCCCCATCCGAGGAGAAGAAGGCATGAGCCGCAGTGGATACATCGATGACGGCGATTGCGACGACGTGCTCGCAATGGGCCGCTGGCAAGGGCAAGTCGCCTCTGCCATCCGGGGCAAGCGCGGACAGGCCGCACTGCGCGAGCTGGCCGCAGCCATGGACGCAATGCCGGTTAAGGCGCTCGCCGCTGAATCGTTGGTCACGGCCGACGGTGAGTTCTGCACGCTCGGCGTGCTCGGCCAGGCGCGTGGCCTCGACATGGCGCCCATCGATCCCGAAGACTGGGACGCCGTCGCCAAGGCGTTCAACCTTGCGCCGGCGATGGTGCGAGAGATCGTCTACGAGAACGACGAAGGCATCATCGGCTACGACTGGGTCGATGTCGAGATCTGCGGGCCCCTCCGCCGATGGGAGCGCCGTCACGTCAGCGTTCGCGTGGAGCGCCCTTGGGAGGTCGTCGCCCGCAAGCGCTGGAATCGCATGCGCAAGTGGGTCGCTGACCACCTCGCCTCTGCCACGGGAGCCCGCCATGGGTGAGCGGGAGATCATGAGCACGCAAGCAGTTGAGGCCGGCGCAGTCTTCAAGGTCGTCTACCCGTTCATGCGGGTCGAGTATGAGAAGACCGAATGGGACGGCGAGGGCGCGGCAAGCAGCACCATCAGATCGTGGAAGCCCGGTTGCGAGTACGTCCCGCGCGGTCCCTACGGCGAGGACAGCGAGGGCGTCTGTGATGGCGAGGGATGGATGGTCCTGACCGTTGTCGCGGTCTTCAAGCCCGGCAAATACCCGGCTCGCGTCTTCTTCACTCGCCAGTGGGTAGACCCCGAAGGCCGGACGTTTGGCAAGAACAACTTGCGAATCATGACGCTGCCTGCATTCAAGCGCCGGGCCGCTGGGTGGTTTGCCGAGCCCTACACGCTCCAGCAAGAGGAGCAACCGTCATGAAGCCCGCCACCCGCGCCGCAGCATCCCCGACACCCGCACCCGCACCCGCACAAGGAGAGAACCATGGCTGACACCACCAATTCCGCCCTCCAGACCGTGAAGCTGCAGGCCCAGCCAGCAGCCTTCCTCGTGACGAATCTCCCCAGCGGAGAGCCGAGCCTGTGCTTCGAAGACGAGCGCGGCGACTACGGCAACGAGCAGTTCACGCCCGTGTTCGAACCGCTCTACCTCGCCGCCCCGGCGCAGGCCGCTATCGATGCGCGCGAGCAGGAATCAACCGTTGGCGACGGCTGGTTGTTGGACAGCGAAGGATGCCGTCTTGTCGGTGCATCGCACCACTACACCGCCGCGAACATCAAGGCCCTGATCTGGGAGCTGAAAGCCCTCGAAGACCCGCGCATGACCACGCAGGCCGACTTTGAAAACAGAGACTGGCGCGCATGGTGCGGCACTCTGCACCGCATCCTTTCTGGCCTTGCATCCGAAGTGCCGCTTGGTCTGGGCGATGCCGCCCCGGCACCCGCTGCGGCTGGGGGAGTGACGGATGCATTCACCGCCGCCTACATGGCCGCGTGCAAGGGGCGTGCGCCAGACCACAATGAAATCGGGCTGCACTACTTCCGGGCCGGCGCCGCCCTCGCGCAGTCCGTGCCCGTGCAGCCCAGCAACGGGTGCGAGGTGAACGAGTACAGCAGCCGAGTTTGCGAGCGTGGCACGCGCTCCTGCACGGCGTCTCACGAGGCCGCGCCCGTGCAGCAGGAGGCACTGCAAGAGGCCCATCGCCTGGGTTTCCTGCGGGCCGCCGGGTGGATGCAGTGCGACAAACTATTCGCCGACGTGAACGGGTCGACTTACCGAAAAGATCGCGACCATGATGTTGCGACCATCGCACTCACGCCCCCGGCCGTGGCAGCACCTGCGCAAGCGGGGGAGACGAAGGGAGATGCGTGATGGCGCGAATCGAGTTTTCTGCCCTCGGTCCCACCCTGGCTGAGCAGTGCGAGCAGCAGGGCCTCTATGCGCTGGATCTGCCCATCGACATGGCCGACAAGCTGGCCCACGCCGTGACGCTCTGCCACCTTCGTGGTGTGCTCACCGACACGGAGGCGAATCGCGCCCGCGCTCGCATCCTCAAGCTGATGAACCTGCGACAGGTCCGCGCCGCCCTCCAGGCATCGGCAGCGAAGACGGGGGAGGTGTGATGCTTGAGCTTCGCCCAATCACTCAGGCGCTGGCCTTCGACTTCATCAAGGTCCACCACCGGCACCACGGCGTGCCCGTCGGCGGCCTCTGGTGGCAGTCAGTGCAGGACGACGATGGCCGACTCGTGGGCGTCGCGATTTCCGGCCGGCCCGTGGCTCGCGGGCTTGACGATGGCCTGACGGTCGAGGTCACGCGGCTCTGCACCGATGGTGCCCCGAATGCCTGCTCGATGCTTTACGCCGCAGCACGGCGCGCAGCTGAGGCCAAGGGCTTCCGTCGCGGCCTGACCTACATCCTCGCCTCCGAGGACGGCGCCAGTCTGCGGGCCAGCGGCTGGCGTCTGCTTTGGGCCGTTCGCGGTCGGTCCTGGGACTGCCAGAGCCGCCCGCGCACCGACAAGCATCCCACCGAGGATAAGCAGGCTTGGGGATGGGGCGCATGGCCGCAAAGCTCAACGGAGGCAGCATGACCCCCTTCGAGGAAGTGCCGATGCCTCCAACCCTGCCGAAAAGCCTGCTGGACACCATCGGCGAGTACGGCATGGCCCGCACTGACCGCGTATCGGAATTGACGATCCAGCACCGCTGGGAGCTGCTCATCGCGGCCATCAAGGACTACGCCCGGGCCTACGGCGACCAGCGTGCCAATGCGGCGTTGGAGCAAGCCTACGACGCCATGTTCAGCCTCAAGGGCGACAAGGTGACTCGATTCGATGCACAGACCGCCATCCGGAAGCTCAAGACCGATTCGACCACCGCGCGCGGATGCCCCTGGACCCCTGACACAGACGGCTACTGGAAGACCGCATGCGGCAAGAGCCACGCTTTCAACGAAGGCGGGCCCACAGAGAACCAACACCGCTTCTGCTGCTACTGCGGCGGGGCGATCACGATGAAGGAGAACGGCGATGAAGCTCACCAAGGCTGAGCGCGCAACCCTGCGCGAGATGTTCGCCGGCCGGTGCGCGTACTGCGGAGTGCCGCTGGGAGAGCGCTGGCACGCGGACCATTTCGAGCACGTCGAACGGAAGATGAAATGGGCCGACGGGCCCAATGGCGTGCGCCGGCTGGTCAGCACCAGCGAAGTCCACCGGCCCGAGCGCGACACCATCGCGAACCTGATGCCGTCCTGCGCGCCCTGCAACATCGACAAGCACGCGATGACGCTCGAGGACTGGCGCCGCAAGCTGCAGAACGCGGCCGAGGTGCTGCGCCGGAACCAGCCCACCTACCGCCACGCACTGCGCTTCGGCCTCGTACAGGAGACGGGCGCGACGATCGTTTTCCACTTCGAGCGCCTGGCGCACAAGGACCCCTCCCATGACCACTGACTTCACCGAGACGACCTACAGGGTCGTGCGCACCGACGGCTATGGCGTCCACAAGCACAGCAACGATAACGGCGACGTGTGGCTTGAGGGCGTAGTGCGCACGCCACACGGGTTCTTGAGGGTCTATTCCGAGGAACGCCGCACCAGCATCTCGCTCATCCACGACGGCTACGAGGTGACTCGCGTATGGGAGCGCGGCTTTCAACATCGGGCCCTTGTGACGCTCGCCCGCCGCTTCGCAGAGGAGATGCAGCCATGACCACTGACATCCACGCCGCCACGCAGGCGATTCGCGAGGCGTTGGCCGCAGGGCCTACGCCGGGGCCTTGGCTTGAGAAGGGGCGCGTAAATCCTTCGCGCGAGGCCATCAGAATCGAGAGCCACCACCCCGCCGATGAGCACCACCTGTATCAGGTCTGCGACGTGCTCGATGCCAATGGCTACCCGAGGAATCAGGCCAATCTGCAGTTCATCGCCGCCTGCAACCCCGAGGCCATCACTACCATCCTCGCAGCCCTTGAGGCACGGGACGCAGAGATTGCGGCGCTCACTGGCCTGCTGGTCGGGCTCGTGGAGCAACTGGACGACGGCGACGACCAGGTGCCCGGGCACTGCCACGCGAAGCCCGGAATCTGGGACGAGCACAACGGCGAGAAGTCCGGGACGCCGTGCGCGCTGTGCGCCCTGTGGACCTTGGCCAAGGGCTATGCAGCAT